GGAACTAAATGAACATGTCTCATTTGGGGTAATTGCCACACATCTGGTGCTGCAGTATCTTGTATTAAACCTGTACCTGCATACTCATCAATATCACTAAAAGGATAAAATCCAGCAATAACATCTCCATACAAAGTACTAACAGCTGTCATCTGAAACATTACTTCCATGTGATTCCAATTAATTTTGTAAAAATTAGCATACTTTCTAGCAATCAAAGCTAAATTTAAATAAACTCCTGGTAAATCCGCTGTTCCAACAGTAGCATTCAACGCATCAGTACTACTCCAAGTAAATGTATTTGTCAAAGACCATCTTTGGAATACATCTACTAAACCTGAATTAAACGGATAATGGTCAAAAATTGAACGTCTGACCGGGACGTTATCACTAACAGTGATTGCTGCACCGATATTGTCTATGGTGGTTAAATTTGCAGTTTCTGGAACTGGTTTTTCTTCCATGACCATCTCAACATTTACGGTACTTTCTACTTGATCCTCCATTTCACCAGAGGTATTTTCATTCGTGTTCGCGCGGCAACTATGATAGGCAAAGGCAGTATCCGCATACGACCTTTCCTTTTCTTCATTTTTCGCCCAACGCCTAAGCGAAAACTTCTCGTTTTCAAGTCCTAAAACTGCGTTGTTCCCAGATCGCGACCTATTCTCGGAGATAGAAGACAACTCGTAAGAATACACATGCAAGTCACCTGGGAGAAAATTTTGATTAAGGAAACTTTCAACCTTTGATACATTTTCAGGTTGTTCAAACCTAGTTAAATCCCAAGTATTAAAACTATTATTTCGATAATGAGATAAAAGACGCTTCTTATCTAGAACTAAATCTGGTAAATCTGCGCCATATTTTTCTTTGTACGATGGTACCAAAATACTACGTACTTCTTCATAAACTTTTTCTCCATGTAAAAAACTTTCTAACAAAATAGATGTACAAACACCTTTAACTTGCTCAGCTTCTGGAACACCTTTTGATCTTACCATTACTGAACTCATCTTTGCCAACGTTTTCTTAGACAATGGACAAACTAATCCAAGATTTGGATCTTTTACAAATTTCCTCTTTAAAAAGGAAACTTCTTCTAAGCTATGAAAAACAAAATCCTCTCCATCCTTAGATGGATTATCATAAGTCATTCCAAAACTTTTCATATTTTCTTTAATAAATTTAAAATGGAATCCATCCATTACAGGATTTCTTGAAACAC